TTTCGCACGCGTTGTCGCAGCGTACTCAGCAGGGCTGAGACTTTTGATCGCAGCGCTAGGAAGGTATCGCTCACCAGTGTCAGAAGATTTTTTACCACTTTTGGTTCTCCATTTTTGGTCGCCCCAGTCTTTCAGGGATTGTTGTGGGGCTTTAATCACGGTACCCGCCCCCAGCAGCCTTATATCGTTTTGCTAGTACTTGACTTTTACGGGCTGACCATTGGCCTGCGCCAGTGCCTACGATTGCAGCAGCTTTAACGCTATTGAAGATGCGCTTGCGTAACTCCGGTTTAGTGTAGTTGCCTGCGGCGTTTACTTTGGATTTGACCTTCCCGCCTTCTTTGTACTGCGTGAAGTCGGTGTCGTCCCGTCGGGCCTTCTTCTTACCCTTGGGCATTTTAGAAGGGGAGATGTCTCCCATACCGCGACTGGCCATCATGGTTTAGCACATCTTTCCACGGGTCTTGCCTTTAATGGCAATACCGTCAGCGCGTGAAGAGGCAGAACCGCCGTTTTTCATGCCCATAGCAGAACGAATGCGCTCGTTAACAGAACGCCTGTCGGTTGACCCGCTACCGCTTCTAGCGCTCTCACGGTTTGCCTTGGCGCGCTCTGACACAGACATTTTTGTTTTGTCCGCTGGGGCCATTTGTGATTCTTCAAACTCACGACGGCCACTTCTAATATTAGAGGCGTCAATAAGTTTAGGCCCAGGCTCGTCAAAACCTCTTCTTACGGCTTTAGGCTTTGTTTTAGGCTTTGTTTTAGGCTCGGCTTTTGTCGTGTAAGATGTGCCAGACTCGCCATATTCTTTGGCGTTGGGGTTCTTCAACCCCATGTCTTCGCGTTTATTCGCCTCTTCCAGCGCGTCTATTTCACCGCCCTCGTCGTAACGTCTTTTCATGTCAACTCCTTAGCAGTACTTGCCGCCTTTAGACATCTTAACCATTGTTCCCTTGGTTTTACCCTTGGTAGCAACACCATCTTTGCTAGGGGCTGCTGTTTTAACTTTGCCCATTGCCATACCGCCACCAGCCATTTTTTTAGCAGGAGCGCCTTTTTTCTTAGCCATCATTGCCATGAAGCCGGGATTCATTTTGGAAGCCATAGTATCACCACCTTTTGAAAATTTGCGGCCCTTGTCCGCAGTTGTAAAATCCTTGCCCACAGACTGTGGGACTCCTACTTTCTTGGCAAACTTTGGACTGTTAGCCACAGCCGCCATGAAGTTGTGTTGTTTTTTAGAACTACTCGGCATCTTTTTTCCGACGAATCAACTCAGAGAAGGGTTTACCCGCAATCATTTCAGCAATTCGCATCACTGTCCAGACTGCACCAATAAGACCGAATACTGGGGTAAACATTTCCAAGAACGATCCTACGGTTGCAAACACCGAAACAATATCCAGCGTATTTTTTACTGTGTCTGAGTTTGTGGTCATACCATCCGCCCCTTTGTTTTGCCCTTGGTAGCGCAGCCATCAGCCGCAGTTACATAGCCGCCATCTTTACAGTTCCACGCTCTCAAAGACTTATTGATGCGTGAGTTTGGATCGTTGGCCGTCTTCTCGCTGGTCAGCTTCTTCTTCATGCCACTCATCCTTGCGCAGAAGGAGTCGCGCCGTGAGCCGCCTTCCGGCTGGGGCCGTTTCAAATTCATGCCTTGCGCTTTCGCAGAGGCTCGCCCCTTGGCGTTCAAGCCACCCTCGGGGTTTTTGCCTTCTTTCCTCTGCCATGCTGGACTCTTAGCCATAGAACACCATGACGGAACCAATATCAGTTACGTCCACATAAATGTTGGTGCTAAATAAAAGCCCTTCTCCGGGCATTAACATGTATGTTGGTTGCGTAGCAGAGGCCACGGTGTTAACGGTCAAACGGGTTGTGCCGCTTGTGCCGCCGTCTTTAAATGCAACACTGCCCGCTGTTGCAGAAGGAACAATATAAATACTTTTGACACGAGCGCGGGTAATTGTGTTGCCCGCTTGGTCAAGCAGTTGACCATCAGTGGTTCTTACCGCGCTGGCAAGGACATCAGTTTGCATCGACATAAGATGCTCCTAGTTATGCAGTACGTGTGAATGCGTATGCTGTAGCGCTTGAGAACATGATGGTGAAACGGGCTAAACCTGTTACACCAGAAGCTACCGTTAAATCACCAAATGAACCTGCTGTATCTACAGCCGCAGTAGACAGCACACCGTTTGTTGCTACAGCAATTGTGACTGTGTTTGCGCCAGCGGTGTTGTCAATGTACAAGTCCAGTACAGTACCAGCGGTAGCGCCCAAGGCTGCGCCAAGCAACGTGCCAGTAGGCAAAGTGATGGTCGTAGCGGCGGCGGAAGTAGAAGTGATGTAGCCAGTTGCAACTTGGGCTGCGGTGGCTGTAGCTGTTGCGTTAATTGCAGCAGTTGTTGGGTGATTTTGATCGGTGAAAACCAGATTGGTGGTTGTCAAATCTGTAACGCTAGTGGCTGCGCCAAACGTAGCATCAACAGTAACAGCGCCAGTGGTGGCGTTGATAGAAATGTCTTGGAAGCCATTCTCGGAACGAACTGGGCCGTTAAACGTGGTATTTGCCATGATTTTTTCCTTACATGCAAGTTAGGCGTATCAATCTGCATGTCGTCAGCCGGGACTGTTTGATACACCGGAAAGCCCGGATTACTGTGTTTATATCACGGTATTTTTAAGTGTGCAACACTTATTTTTCTTGTCACAATTTGTTGGCATCATGCAAGCATGAAATACCGCATTGTTACTGTCGATACTCGCCAGCCAGAGGTGGTACAACTATTAACGTTGCTTCAAAAAACGTGTCTTCCCGCAGACAAAATTTACCCAATTACACAAGGACATTGGTATGTCGCTTACGCACAGGATGGTGAGGCTGTTGGGTTCGCTGGTGTTGTTCCCTCTACTCGTTGGTCTGATACCATGTATCTTTGTAGGGCAGGTGTTGTACTCGCTCACCGTGGACGCGGGCTTCAGAAGAGGCTTATTAAAGCGCGTATTCGCAAGGCCAAAGCTTTAGGCATAAACTGGGTCATTACGGACACCAACGAAAACCCTGCATCTGCAAACAGTTTGATAGCTATGGGTTTCAAAATGTTTGAGCCATCTAAACCTTGGGGTTTTAAAACGGCGTTGTACTGGCGGTATCGGATCAAACATGCCGTATAAAGACCCAAAAGTTAAACAAACTAAACAAAAAACGTACGCAAGTACGTACTACGCCAACAATAAAGCAACTGTAATAGCCGCAAGTAGAGCCTCTGCCAAGGCGTATAAAGATCAGTGGCGTAGCTTTAAAGCTACATTAGCTTGCATTAAATGTGGGCAAAATCACCCCGCCACGTTTGACTTCCATCACACAGACAGCAATACCAAAGAAGCCTCTGTCAACAAGCTAGTAAAAAACCGTGCGTTTAAACGGGCTATGGAAGAAGTCAAGAAGTGCGTTGTGCTATGCGCCAACTGCCACCGCATACATCATCACGACGAGCGTATTGCCAAGAAAGCTAAAAAGAAAAAGGGGGCCGAAGCCCCCTGACTGCATCTCAATTTGAGATACTTTTTACTCTTTGTCAGCAGCTTCTGCGGCGGCTTCAGCCACAGCGCCATCCAACTCTTCTTCTGTGTCATCTTCGTCTTCAAACTCTTCGTCGTCAGGTGCCGCTACGTACTCAACAGCCCAGCCGTAGTTTTCTTGGAACTGAACAAATTCTTGAAAAATCTGAATCATGTCAAAGTCGTTAGTTTCAATAGACAGCTTGTTGTTACCAAAGTAACCAAATTCCATTTCAAATTTCATAATGTGCCCCTATGTTTACGCAACCACAGCGGCTGCATATTGATCGTAGTTTAACTTTGTGACAATAAAAAGGCCACCCGCGGGTGGCCTCAAACTTACCCTTGTGGGGCTGTTTTATTAGGTCGAACCGGGGGAGCCAAAGACGCCCAATGGATCAGAGAAGCCGAAGCTGTAACGCTCACGAGCTTTGTAACGAACGTTACCTGTATCAAAGTCACCGTCCATGCCAGTAGTCAAGGCCATACGCTCAAAGTGCTTCAGGCCGTTAGGAACGTCTGTGCACAAGAACCAAGCATTGGTATCTGTCAGGTAGTGGTTAATTGTGTAACCTTCAGGGATTGAGCCGTTGTTCTTCAACGCGTTGATGTCGTTGTCAGCGGTACCAACACGAAGGTTAGTCTCGAGCAAACGAGTAGCAACGAACTGAAGTGCTGGAGGCACAACCAATTTTCTTGGCTTAGCAGCAATCAGCAAGCCGCGCTCATCAGTCCAAGCAGCGATCTGAATCACAGCGTTTTCCAACGATGTTTCATTCAAGTCAGAGTTGGTTGAAGGACGGTTACTGTTGGTACCACCAGAGATCAGGGGGTGCGCTGTAGAGAACAGAGCAACACCGTCGCCGCCAGCATAAACACCGCCTGTGAAGCCGTTGTTTAAGACAGATGCAGCTTTAACCTGTTTGGTGTAAGCCATAGCACGAGCCAGACCCTTGGTGTAGCGAGCAGACAAGCTGTCGTACAAGTTATCTTCAACCGCTTCTTCAGTGATTGAGAAACCCAAGGCAATGGTTTCGTGGTTGTATCGAGCCGTGAACGCTTCCTGCGCATTGTCATAAGCAATGGCAGAACCCTCGTTCTTGACTGGAGCAGCAGAGAAGCCAGACAGTTTTGTCTCTTCTTCGAAGCTACGCTCAGATTTCTCTGTTTCGTAGATTTCTTTGTGCTCTTCGCCGTAGGTGGCGTACTGCAAGCCGAACAAAGCGTTCAGGCCGGGGAGCAGTTCTTTAAGTAGTTGTGCGCGTGAAATAGCCATGATTTAGCTCCTTATGCTGTTGCAGTTGCTGCGTAATACTCGTGCTGGCCAAAATTCAATTTAACCAGAATTTCTGGGAATTGATTAAAGACCAATGTTGAGCCTGCACCAAAAGCGGTGATGGGGGCTTGATTCAAAATCACAGTCGTTGCACCAGCCGCCGCTGCTGTATCTACAAAGGAGCCTGAAGCAATGTAATTGCCGTTAGAGTCCAATGAGCCTACATCCGTACCAACAGGTAACGCAAAAGGAATTGCGCTACAAGTGATTGTGGCAGTTGAAATGCTTGTGAATGTGGCAGTACCAAGAGAAACGGAAGTATTTGGATTCAAACCCAACACACGCAAAGGCAGAGCATCTGTCGTTGCAGGCGTATCGCTTGGAGCTAGAACTGCGTTCTTTGAATTACCAGTTGCAGTGTTACCAGTGTTGTTAATCATCGCCACGTTTTGGCCGATCATTGCGCGAGCACCAGAAGCAATAGCAGTAGTAGCCGAGCAAACAACAGCAGAAAACACAGTGTCAGGATCGTCACAAACGATAGCCATAATGTCGCCCGCAGCAGTACTTGCTGGATAATACTGAGAAAACGTTTTCTGTTTGGTCAGCGGGTTAGTGTACGAGCATCCCAAAAAGACACCCGCTACTGTACCCAGCGTACCAGTAGTTACAGAAAGACGCTCTAAGTTACCGCGAACCAAGCCCACGAGATCACCATAGAAGATGTTCGTAGCGTAGTTGTTGATGATTGCGTATTCACGAGTAGAACCCGCAAATACCTGACCTCCGATCAAGTTGATCGGTTTTAGCCCGTAAGGGGCGTCAATTACCGGATAAGCCATAAAGACTCCTATAAATTATTTAGAACCAGAACCAAATCCTTGTCCGCGACTTGATGATGACTTGCGGTCAGCAAACAAGGGCATCCGAGGGTCATTATTTCGCATGAAATGGTTGTCAACTGAATCCATCTGGTTTTGAGCTTGGTTGTTGTAGTACTCAGCGCGGGCTTGGACGCGTTCCTTGGGGGCTTTGCAAAGCATCAGCCCACCAATTTCCACATTGCCGTTTGCGTTGTTACCAAACAAAGCCAATTCCGGATGATCCACTGCTTTCACCGGCTCATAACCATCACGCATCTGTAAGGACACGTTGTTGGCTAATGGCTGACCTAGCACATG